CGGGAGGGGACTGTGTAGATATGAGATACCGCTCGACATCAGACGGCGCTCACCCTTCTGTTCCGACGGCTGAATTCGCGTGGGATAAGACCTCAGTGCCCTATAAGAAGGCACTGGCGGTCCGAAGCCCTAACGATGACCAGCCGGCGTACTATGATTGGGTTCCTCCGAACTCAGCCTTACGGCTCCGCGAAGAGGAAGAAATCTGGGACGATAGGGGCGTAAGCGGAAAATTCCGCCCATGCCTCCATCGTTACAAGAAGAATGAGTACACCTTACAGATGCTAAACCACTGTTTCGGGAACTCGCACTATGGCAATGCCTACGCGCGAGGACTCAACAGCAGTGACTACGCCTTTGTACTAAGCCGTCAGACGGTTCCGGTCATTGATTGGGACGAAATGGCCTCTGAGGCCGTAGCGTTCATGGCTCCTCGGTTAAACGAGGGGACTTCGATCATCAACTCCTTAATAGAGTTGAAAGACCTTAAGCGCATGAATCCAATTCCGTCTGTCCGCCGGCTTCAAAACCGGTGGACCACGTTGGATATGTTGCGTCGCTCATCTAATGAGCGGCGTAAGTTTATCCGCGAGGTATCGACGAGGTTGAATAACGCACATCTCAATGCTGCGTTTGGCATTACGCCCTTCTTAATGGACGTGGTGAACATTCATGACGAACTCCTGAGCCTAGCCTTCCGGCTAGATCGGCTCAAGCGGTCCGCTGGCAAACAACTTCAGCGTCATTATAAACGGGTTCTCCCCGTGAGTAGTGGCGTGTTTGCTAAGCGCGAGTGGGTAACCGGTACGTTTAACCGCCTTTGGTTCTCCAATGTGCGGTTTGACACCGCGGGCGCTCAGCGACTTCCCGTCCTTTACAGGACGGCGAGTCGTTGGGTTCAACGACCCACGTATCATGCAACGATGAGGTATTCATATACCTTACCGAAGATGGATAGCGAACACGAGCTCGTACTTGCGTACTTAGACACTTTAGGGGTCCGTCTGGACCCTTCGATTGTTTGGAATGCAGTGCGGTTTTCGTTTATCGTCGACTGGGTAGTCGACGTGAGCAGCTTCCTCGCGAAAATGGCGAGGGACAACTATCCAATCCACACTACGGTACACGACTTCTGTCACTCATTAAAGTGGCATAAAGAGTGTACCGTCCATGCACGGGTGCAGCAGGAGACTCAGGCAGCGTGGTTTAATCCAACTACGTTGAATCAAATCCCCCTCAGGCTTCGTGGCCTGGGGGAGGAGGCGTTGATATCCTCTCACACCGACATCGGCTACGATCGCCGTCTGGCCAAGCCAGACTACTCGGCGATTGCGTTCCGTGCGTTGAAGCTTCGGCAAGCTGCCCTTGCGGGCAGTCTCGTCTTAGCTAGGACGTCATGGGGCTCTACGAACAGCTACCAGTACGACCAGAAGGGAAACTCCGGGCCCGTAAGGCCCGCACGATTGAAGACCGTGCGAAAGTTTCGGTAAGACTCTTCTGGCGCGTAAGCTAGCTGCCGCACATTACCTCTGGATACTATGCCCCCGCTTCAGCAGGGGGACTTTCATAAGACCGGACTTAGTAGTGTGTTTTCACTAAACATTAACCTTAACTTAGTCAAAGTCAATGCTTACTTCAGACCTTACGGTCGTCGACAATCAGGGCAGCGTTACGCTCCCTGGTGGTGCAGGTTCTCTCACATTCGCCTTGGTGGCGGGTGGGGGCGGAACTTCCTCATTGAGGCGAGTTGCTGCAACAGCCAATACCACACCTCAGGAATTGCGAATTTCGCACACTGAGGTTGGGAAGGGCTTCGCACGTCGCCTCCGGTCACTCATTCAGGCTCGCATTACGAAAAACGATGCGGTGCTCACCTCCACAGGTGGCATCGTACCGTCGATCAGTGTGAGCCTCACGATAGACCGTCCCATGAATATGGGCGTCTATGTGACTGACCAGAATGTCAAGGACCTTCTGGGCCAGGTGTTCGACGTGGTAACACGTTCCGGACAGCTCGCGAAACTCTTTAACCAAGAGTCCTAGCGAACTGGTTCACCCCTTGATTGGGCGCGCCTATTGAGAGCGCGCCCCACCGGGTTCTTAGCCCGGTGGTATGTGAGCATCCCGCGTCGCGGGCTCTGCAAATGTACTACCGGGTCCCGGTGGCACCTTCGTCGACTAACGTTGACGGACCGTGGAATGAAGTAACCAATTGGCTGGATCTCGAAACCACCTAAAAAAGATGGACAGAGTGAAAAGCCGCCCCCATGCGGGCACCCCGGGTTTCAACCCGGAAGTCGACCTCTACATGAGGGTATTGGAAGCTATGTTTCACGACGTAGCTGATTGTATCACCACCTACACAGCCAAGGAGGCGCAACGCGACTTTGGAGAAATCCGATGTCGCGTCGCTAAGGAAGGAATAGCGTTTTTGACTAAAACGCTCCCCGCCCTAGGTAAGGCTATTGATTTAGCCTTATCATCCAATACTAAATTCAACCCCCGGGGATTTAAACTCGGGGGTTCGGTCTTACCCCTCTTTCTGAGAGGACTGACCAGTTTAGTGTTCGACAGTGAAGGTCTCGAACGCAGCGATGCGTCCGTGGATGCAGTTAGATGCTTACGACAGCTCACGTATAGCTTTTATAAGCTTGAGCTGCCGTTCGACGAGCGCGACACTGACCGAATCCTCGGCCAGTTCGTGTGCACTGATGCAGAGTTGCCTACTACAGAAGATGAATTACTTCAAAATCTGCCTCCAGCAACTGTCTGGGTACTTGAGCAAGCTCGGAAGGCGATTCGTCGCCTCCTGGGAACTACTCATCCGTATACGGATCTATATCCGAAACACGGCCCGGGGTCGGTCGCGACCGGTGAGAAGGCGTGGGAGAAGATGGAGTTCAAAAGGTTCTACACGCAAATGAGCGTGTTCCCCTTCGAGACCCTCTTCTTCTATAACCTCACTCACTGGTCCGAGTGGACCGCACAGTGTAAATCCCTTGAAGAGCACCGGTATGCCACCGCGAAAGTGGTGTTTGTGCCGAAGGATTCAAGGGGCCCTCGTCTCATATCTATGGAACCACTGGAAATCCAGTTCGTTCAGCAAGCTCTGAAGCGAAAGCTCACAGAGGTCCTGGAGACTCATCCGATGACCCGCGGAAAGATAAACTTCGCGGACCAGGAGGTCAATAGACGACTTGCTCTGGCCGCCTCCTTGACAGGGGGGCGGGCCACTTTAGATATGAAGGATGCCTCAGACCGAGTATCGCTGGGGCTAGTGCGCTACCTCTTCCCACACCCGTGGTTGGAGGCGTTGCTAGCTTCGCGGTCCGAAGTCACAGAGCTACCTGATGGTAGTTGTCTAGTTATGCGCAAGTTCGCACCAATGGGATCAGCCTTGTGCTTTCCTGTTGAGGCCCTTGTGTTTTGGGCGCTAGCAACTGCAAGCATCTCGTACGCGCATGAATGCGAGTCATACGGAGAACGGATTTTGAGCAATTATGCTCGAGGTTCGGACGAACCTGACCGCTCAGTGTATGTGTACGGCGACGACATCATTTGCCACATCCAAGACTACGATGTGGTGATGTGGCACCTAGAGAAGGTTGGACTTCTGTTCAACCGCTCGAAGTGCTGTACGGGGACTTCCTTTCGGGAGTCCTGTGGCATGGACGCCTTCCGAGGCTGCCCAGTCACGCCTGTTCGAATACAGGCCCGATGGTCTTCGTCGCTACGGGGTATGGAATATCCATCCTGGGTAGCCTATGCTAATAGGTTTCTCAGCAATGGGTTCAATCGTACAGCGGACTTACTCGTTGGACTCATCCAACGAATACGACCTACACCGTACTCCGACCGTGAGGAAGGAATCGGTGTAGTTTCATTGTACGATCCCCGCGAAATGGCCCGTCAGCTTAACCGAAAATGGATGATCAAACGTCGCTGGAATGCGCGTTTGCATCGTCTTGAGGTCAGAGGCTGGGGGGTCCGCCCGCGCATGCGAAAGCATGCCACGGCAGACGGGTGGAACGAGTTGCTCCGAGTTGGGTTGGCCAATACTGGCCGAGATGAACCCAAGCGGGGAGGCTCCGTTCCGCTCCCATGGCACCCACCGAGGGGGGCATTTGATGCCCTTACAGTGGATGAGGCTATGGTGCGGGCGTATCACTACGCCTTGCCGCGTCAGGCAGTCCTGAGATGCGGCTGGTC